AGTTTTCTGTGACCACGTCTACGTCTAGCAAAAGTGTTATCAGAAGCATATTGAGCTTGATAAACGTCATTGATGCTATTTCTTTTAAGCTCACGATAGATCGTACTAGGATGTCTTTTAATAAGTTCAGCAAATTTTCTGGCTGAAAAGCCTTCTTTTCTTGACTCAAGCATTAATGCAGTACGATCTTCAAAGTTAAGATGATGGTATGACAATTTTATATACTCCATAAACCCTTTAAATTAATTAGGTGGTTTATGTCGCACTTCAAGTTTTACTCTGCCGTCTTATGTGTAGTAACCATTAGGCTCTAGAGACTAAGAACTCAAACTGACTAAAAATAAAAAATAATTAATTTTCAATATTAATGATCATATACTGCAAAGTTATGTATATTCCAACTTCTCCATTGTTGAGTGCCTCATATAAGTCTTCATCAACGAAATCTCCAGATTCATCATATAGCCATTTATGAATTTGAATAATTTGTATATTCCCTTTTTTGTCTATTCTTGCTATTGGGTCTATTACGGACCGAACTATCACCTTCTTCTTCGTCTCAACATCAAGCAATGTGATAATTGTCATTTTAAAATCCTTATAAATATCCTGTATAACAACTACGCTCAATCAATAAAGATTTTTATATTTAAATTACTTAAATAGCAATCTTTTCAATCTAAAAAATAAATTAAAAACACTTCAATAGTATGTGCCTATTAGAAAAGATACCTTAAATATTCTACTAGCAATAAAAAACCGCTTTAAGGGCGGTTCATCTAAAATTCACAGGTACTTAATGAAGATTTTTTTTCTGTCTTTGCATCTTTCTGGGCTCACAAATTTTTCCAATAAAGTTAGTTAACCACAAAATACTTTCTTCACGATCTTCAAAATGAGGTATAAGGCTTAAATCTACTTTTATTTTGCGATCAGCTAAAGGCAAACTTAAACAATGTTCAAAGTCTATTGAGCTGTACTTCAATTTGAGTCTTTTTTCTGCAGCTTGATTCTTTATCTCAGCCATAATGCGATTTAGATTAACAATCAAATTATTTGAAATTTTATTATTTTCATATACCCGTTCGTAAACTGTCTCAGCTACATCAATGTAATTTATTAGCTCTACATTCTCATTCATAGCATTTGTACTCCGTTTTTTTAATTATTCTCCTAAAATCATGTTTATTTGAGTTACCTAATGCATCATCTAAGTAAATATTGTTTAAATTCGATTAATTTAATTTTAAATAAATTATTGAATTAATAATATAATTATTGGATTTTATAATATCTTTATACATCTTTATCCTTAGCAAATTCAATTAAAATTTAATAAAAACCCCCGCCAATAATCGATATTTAGCGGGGCCGTTTGTGCCGTAATACGTCCGGCAAACGATAAAACTAGTTTTTAGGTGATCTAATGATATTTAGAACTTTCTCAGACATATCATGTAAGTCAGATCCAATTGGCAACCAGAAATGGAACACCGTATTGTCGCGGTTAAAAACTTGCTTGTAGTACTCAGTTTTAAAAGATGGGTCGATATCTGAAGCTTTTAACAATCGCCCTTCTTTTTCAATCTTTTGCCCGTCAAGTTCACCACCAACACAGATATTCATTTTAAGTACCAGATTTTAATTAGACTGGACTATAGCACAAAATAAAAAAGCCCACCGATTGGCGAGCTCTTAAATTCATTCTGGCGATTACTTTACATTTCGCCCATTTTAGAAATCTTTATACTCAAGTGTATACCCAACTGTCAAGCGTAAGTTTCTTGACTATCAGGAAGTTCAAAACGGAATGATCGAGAAATACGCGATCTAATTTCATTTTCCCATTCTGCAACAATAGATTCTCCAAATAACTCAAACTTCTGATAGCTTTTTATATATGCAGTCTTGGTGGCAACAATACCTGCAATTTTCATTTTTTCATTTAACGTATATGGTCGCTTACCAGTACCATTACATTTTTCACAAAACCTTGCCCCATCAGGAAAACCCTTTGAATTAAAAGTTTCAAGTTTTCCTATTCCTTGGCATGCTCCACACATAGCTTTAACAAAAACATGGCCACGCAAAATAATCTCAGCCATACCTTTTGCCAGATTAGTAAGATCACCTTGGGCATTAGTAGGGGTAAATTTTTTCTTTACCATTTCTTTATGAATCTCTACCGCTAATTTATTTCGCGCTCGGAAAAAATTACCTGATTTAATCTCACCACGAACAAACTCAACCTTACCCGGAATATCTTCAATACGGCGTTCGGTTTGAAAATTAAAGTCATACTTACTGTAAAAAGTTTCAGTCTGTTTTTGTGCTGGGGTAATTATTGCGATTCGCTCAAAATCAACCTTTTCAATCAAGACAGTGGCCCAAAGCTTTGCAGCTGGCGATAACAGCGCTAATTCACCTAAAACTACATCTTTCGAAATTTTCTTTCCTTCAGCTTTGCCTTGAGCAATAGCAAGGCGAAGTAACTCAATAAAATCAAACTTTTCAACCAACATAATCGCCTTCCTATTTACCCTTAATTAATAATTCAATTTGCTTTAATGCCATACCGGACTTAACTTGCTCTGTGCTGAACCGTAAAACTGTAAAACCCATCATTGCTGCGGAGTTGTATTTCTCCATATCCCCTATATAGCCTTTGCCCCTTGTATGGCGGCCTCCACTCCAGATCCCGCCTTCTACCTCAATCAAAATCTTTTTACCCGTTATTAAAAAATCTGCTCTCCATTTACGATCAGGATGGAACTTATATTCCTGTTCAAAACCAATCTTGCATGCTCTTAAATGCGTTGCCAGAACCACTTCACCCACACTTGGTTGTCTGGCAACTTGCTTTGCTGAACGGCGCTTTTTATTTTTCTTTATGGGAAATAACTTGCGGTATTCAGCAATGCTGACTGATGACATCAAGCACCACCTTTGAGCACTTGCTCTATAGCTTTAAGGGTTCGAATCATTGCCATTTGTAGAAATTCATGATTGCCGCGCATGTCTTCTTCAACATACTGCAAAGCATATTGAGTCTCTTTTAATGCCCCATCTAAACGCTTTTGCAGCTCCTCCACTTTCGCTTGTTGTTCTTTTTGAATCTCCCAAGCCCACTTTCCAGATTTACCCTCAAACTCACTCATGGCTGGCTCCTTTTTCTGCATCACACATTTCACATTTATCTATATGCCCCCACCCATCATCTCGAATGAAGCCAAACCCCTTACAAGCCTTACATTTGACTTTCTTTTTCTCACCCACCAAGAAATATCGATCTTTCTGGTTGTAGGTAATATCAATAGAACCTGAGTAATAGCGCCTTAACGCCCCATCAATATGAAATTCGTGTGGACCTACACAAAACATCCACCCCGAATCCCCGCCGCACTTTGTAAACCATTTGAAATATGCTTCTCTCCATTTCACATAACGGCCAGACAGATGAGGAGTCAACAATTCAATTAAACGTGCTCTAAGCATCTCCATGCTTGCTGACATATCTCCATAGTGATATTCAAGATCGTAGCTATACTCGCCTGTGTTATATCTAGTTGGCATGAGATTCACCGCCTCCGTATATTGATTCGTGGTCGCGGATAGCAGTCATCACACGCTTAATTGAAATGGAACCATCTGGAATGAAGTCGCAAAAATCATCAAGAAAGCTCAATCTCCCATTTCCCACCATGCGAACATGCGTGTAACCAACATGCTTATCTGTCGTAATGAATGCAGGCGTTAGCTTCTCAACTCCACCTAAATCGTTGATGATTTTCAAAGACTCCACCAGACGTTTAAGCTCAACCAAATCTACAAAATACTTCTCACGATCTGCTGGGCTGATTTCTACACTTTGACCACATTGGAACTCATAACCCTCGTTCCATTCAGTTGCGTTATCGGGTGCTGAATCTACGATTTCCTTCGCGTATTGCAGTCCTTTATCTCTAATCAATTTAGTTGCTTTCATGGCTGGCTCCTTTCTCATCAAGCTCTTTACGCGCCAACCACCACCAAACCACCGCACCGCTAATAGCTGCTGTAAAAAATGAAATGAGTAAACCCCACGCTAAAATCTCGAATTTATTCATACATTCGCTCCATCAATTAACTGCTGAATATTTCTAGGGATTGGCATACCTTCACGGCGGCACATCTCTGCGTATTCGTGTGGATTATCGAAAGGATCAGGGCCCAACTCTTTTATAAGCTCAGGCTCTTTTTCTTTTGCCTCAAGTTTTTGAACTGGTGCAGGTTTACGACCATTGATTTTTAATCTTTCCATCAATGATTTGAGATGCTTTTGAGCCTCGTCATTGCTTACTGGGGTGTGTTCAGGTTCTTTATGCTCTAGTTGTAGCGGTGGAGTGTAAAACTCTTGCTGACGGCCTTTTAACTGAGCTTTAGCAACCATCACGTTGTAGGTCCCGAAGAAATTATCTTGAGCTGCTCGCATTTGGCCGGCTTCGATCAAATACATCACTTCGTCTAATGCATATTTTGTAATTTGTGTAATAACCACGGTACGGTCAGTCGTAAACTTACATGCGCGAGACCAAGCTTCTTCTGGAGACATCCAACTTTCACCGATACACCAGGTGCGAAACTCGGCAAATGACGGCATAAAGCGTCCACCTGCTGTAAGTAAACGACCAAGTGCGTTGTTAAATTGGTTTTGTTGAACGCCAACCAGTGTTTTAAGTGCGATTTGCTCAACCACTGACAGAGGAATTGCACTTTCGCCTGTTGCTGGAAATTGCTTATTGAACTGAGCAGCGTAAACAGTGCGAAGAGAAGCGATTAATTGACGCACTTCGTTCAAGGTAATCTCATGCATGACCTACCTCCTCAATCATTGGAAGCTTTTTTGCTGGGGTTACATCCACGATTTGAGATTCGCTCTGTTCTTCAAAAAGATTAGCGAAGTAACCCGACTCTTCTGGTTTTTGACCGGTTGAAGTGATTTGCTCTTGTTTCTTGCGGTTTGCAGCAACTTGTTTCTCGTTGTT